CATAAATATTCTAAGAGAGATTTCTCTTCTCCAGTTTATGCGTGAAGCGATTATGCGTGGTGTTAAATTCATCACTTTTCTTCGGCGGTAGCGCTAGAAATACCTGGAGTGAGATGGGAGTGGAACCTGGCATATTAGTGCTGACCGTAACCGCGTATACGGGATCAGCATGAAGACATCTCGAACTCTGACCGCCAGGTTGGATGTAACACACTGTATCCGCGGTGTGTTGTGGAACTAGCTCTAGGACTTGCGCCAGTAGTTCCACCCCAAATATGGTCTTCAATGGCCAAATGGGACGGAGGTGACGGGTCTAACACCCAGGTGTGTACATTATTGTAATAGTACCCTGGGAAGCACCTGTTTACTACTCGGAAGCCGCGCTGAGGCTATAAACCGGGGAACCGCTGCGGCAACTTATGAACCTGTGAAACCAATATCAACGTAGAATGAATAAGTGTGATTGTGTGCAAACTTCTAATATTAAACAACACAGGGAAGAATGTTACTTTTCAAAGCAGCGAGTCAAGGCTCGGAATCTCGCAGTAGAAGGACCAACTCATCCTTGTCCCCACTGCGGGAAACCGACACGACAGCAGTTCAAGTACTGTTACGTGTGCCAGAAAGAGAGGAATACTCTTCCGCACCCTGTCGTGATCAAGTCCACGTCCGTGCCCCCGCGGACGAGGCAGACCCTCATGAAGGCTATTGCCTCGAGTGGTCCCGAGCCTGCCGCAACGGCCACCAGCTCCTCTGCCCCTATTGCAGTCGAGTCTGTGCCTATTGCGAAGACCGCCCTTACTGAACGCACTCGTGAACGCCTAGTGGAGAAACACTCTGTAGGTCAGAAGAGTCACAAGTGCAGCGATCTTGTTCAGAAGGCGCTGGTGCACGACATTCTTAAAGAGAAAGGTGAAGAAGATGCTCAAGTTGAGTTGGTTGAGCAAGAGCGTGAAGAGGGAGAGGCCAAAGGGGAGGTTAGTTCGACACCAGAAGGAAGTGAACGCCCCAAGGCTACTGTGCCGGAACTCGGTAATAAGGACCACTTTGAGAAGATGTGCCAAGATTTGGCCATGTGGGAGCTTGTGCCTGGAGGAACCGCTGATTCTATGTGGATGTCGACATTGTACGAAAAATACTGTGCCTTCATCTGCAAGTCCAAGAATGCGGGGAAACGGTGTGTAACAATAGGGAGGCCCAAGATTGAAGACTGCGGTCATAGACACCACGTGCACTCAATAAGTGACGTGGGGGTTGACCCTGAGTGCTCTTGTGAGCCTGGCACATTCTGTGAACGCTGCGGCGGTGCTGATGTATATATATTGATTGATCAGATCCAGCACTTTACTCCCGGTGAAATTGCCCTTATGTTGGGCGACGGTGAGAAAGTTTACAGTGTACAGTATGAGTATCGGGCCAGACGTGGGGGACACCACGTTCTGCCGGGTGGGTTACCCGAGGTTCGTTGGCAGCGCGACGACCACGGGTTGTGGGTTGAGGACAGCATGCATAGGTCGAGATATAGGAAATCTCCCGCTGACTGGACCATCCCAGGTGGATGTAAGATAGGAGATGAAACACTGGCGTGGAATGTAGTCAACACGATCGGTGATTGTCAGATACTCCAGTTCCACCTCGTTAGAGCCGCAATGGAAGACGTCCGGGCCAAAGACCCCATGGATGATAGCTATTACGGCAACGTCACACCCGATATGGTGGGCCTTCACGATCCGCGCGCGACGGAGTTAGAGCCCATCATGAGCACCATCACAAGCATATTTTCCTCAGGTAAAGATTTTTATTGTCATACACAAGACCGGGAAGTGTTGGTGCCTAAACAAGGAGTCGGCCATATTGCTCTTTGGGCCGCCGGCAAACGTAGGGATGAACGCTCGTACTACGATGCCAGTATACAAGCACGACAGTGGCTTAAAACAACGAGACTTTCGACGATTGAAAGAGCAGATTGCTTGCCGTATATCGTCAGTTTCGGCCTGTTGCGTAATATGGAAGCAGAAGCTAAGGCTATGGATTGCCTAGCGCTCCACGCGGATGCGGTGTCCGTGCATAACGCCAGGTTGTCAGATCCCTTCATGAAAGTAACTGAAACTTCGAAGAAGGTTGCGATCTGGGCCAGTCGTAATAAATGGTGGTTGACCCCAGCTACATTGGGAGCTACTGCTATTGCCGCCTTTGCATACGGTCTCTTCACTAAAGGTAAAGTGCAGGGAGCCCTTCAACAGTGGATGGTTGTTATAACCAAACTACTTGCGTTGCAAGACGAGAGAGCGAAAGCCAAAGCTAAAATCGCGAAGGCGAATCTACTTGAATCAGTAGTTGCTGTAGGAAAGCAAGCTTGGCATTACCTTACCGCCGCCGAACACTCCAGTAACCGCAAATTTTCATTGACGTGTGGAATCATAGCGTATATGATCATGTCTATGTTGTTGCGTGTGCGTACTCAGCCTCGTGTAGCTGGCCCCCTTGTGACCTATTGTGCTAGGAATAGACCGTTGAAGCCAATGAGGGAAGGGGCGAAGTGTAAGGTAGATGGTGATGCGTCCGCGCTTGATGAGGACTGCAATCCCACCGAAGGTCCGTTCCATATCGGACTAGGCGTTTCCAACCACGTACCGGTTTTGGCCCGCCACTGCATACATAATGATCTTGTTGCAGTGCGAAATCGCGGGATTTGTGAGCGTGCTGCTCCTGAGCCGAAGTGGTGGTCGACCACGGGGAGAAGGCGAATGTTCTCGCTCTTCGGGAATCTAGAGGTGACAGAAACACCCCGTCCCGAATGGCTAGCGAGGTACCCCGGAAAGATGCAAAGAGAGTTGGATCGTGCGCTAGAGGATGAAACCTACGCCGATGCCTATTATAGTGGAACGCGCAAAGCATTCACCAAGTCTGAGTGTGCCGAAAAGAGAACGGACCCGACTGATGGTGAGCCATGGGGCGAGATTGAGGGTTATGACCCCCGCCTCATACAAGGATGTCAGTTGGAATATGTTAATGCGACTGGCCCTTTTGCTCATGCTTTGAGTAAGTCTTGCAAAGGCGAGCATGGCGACACTACGTACGGCCCAGGCTTGAATGCCCTAGCACTTGACAAGTGGCTAGATTACGCTGAGACCTCATTTGATGAAGAGGTCGCGTATTTGGATTCAGATGCCGTGCGTCTCGATGCAAGCGTTTGTGTCGAATGCATTAACGTCGAAACCGACCTGTACGAACATTTGGGCGCCACTGAAGAAGCTGTGCGCATGTTTCGTGCAGATACCGTTACCCACGGCCATACTTCTAAGGGCATTTCATATAGTGTCCCTGGTACAGTGCCGAGCGGTAAAACAACCACTACGGTTGGCAATACCATCGCTGTGATTACCACGGTGGAAGAAGCCTTGAAGGATATTAAACATAAGGCTATTGTCGCCGGTGACGACGCAGCCATTCTAGTACCCGCTAGACTGGCGAAAGAGGCCCGAGATGCCCTGATCCTTGTTGGGAAACAGGCGGGATTTGAACTTAAAGTCAAGGCATCGCGATACCGTTGTGATATGGAATTCTGTAGCGGCAGATGGTGGTCCGCGAGGACACCCTACGGTTTCGCATTCGGACCTAAACCTGGTAAGCTTCTTCCTAAGCTATTTTATGCCAGTACACGGAACTCCGTAGGATCAGCTACGGATGCTTACTTGCACGCGATATGTGTGGGCATGATGCCCAGCGTGCAGCACTTGCCAGTGGCACGAGAGTTCGTGCAGCAGGTGTTTGCGCTTACGGACCACCGATGGGGGCCGCAAGGCGGTAAGCTGATGAAAGAAGCCGTGAAGAAGAAGCTAGACCGGTCGTATAAAGTCCAGCGCGCATTGCCCATCCAGGAGTCTCCCGATATTTGGGAGGACTACGCGCACATATACGGCTTGTCACGGGGGAAGTGCATGAGGGCCATCAAGGAACTTCGAGATGTGGAGATTTTGCCGAACCTTGTTGAGTCAAATGTTTACGACGCGATGGTAGCACAGGATGCTCCCGCTGTCGGTGATCCCGAGGACCGGGATCCATCCCTACTGTCCGGGGGATCGGTGCTAGGATTTCTGTGGAGTAATTTGGCTTGGGTTAGCCCTTACTTGGAGGAATCAATCAGAAGAATTTACCCGAGGGCCTTCACTACTTGGGTTATTGCTTTTGAATCCCTAGCATGGGTCCAAATGGGGGGGGCTCCAATCAAGTACCTGCCTGCGGCGGTTATGCACCTAGGTGCTGCATACCTACAGATGAAGGGAAGATTTAGATCGGCGATGTTATTGCATTCCTTGTTCAACCTGGCGGTTCATGTTTACAACGCCAAGACGGTATGCGCCAAGCCTGCTCTCGACTTTAGTCTTGAGAGCCAACTTTGGGAGACTGCGGCAGGTGGAGGACGCTCCACCGGCAGTTACGAAAGTTGTGTATATATTAGTAGAGAAAATCGAATCTCTGCCGGCAACTTGGCTGCGAAACTGGTTGACAGTTACAGTCCATATATAACATTTGAGCATAATAATCATATTTGTGAAACGATGAGCTACCCCGCAAAACCCCAACGCCAGCCCCGTCGAAGGCGACAGGCTGCAAAATTTTCTAAGATGGCACCATCTGCCCGTGCCATGGCTATTACCCAAGTTGGTAGAGCTTTTAACTCCAGGAGACCTACGGCTCCTCGGGCTAGGCAGCAACGCAATAGCGGTCAAAGGCGTAATCCCATGAGAAACGCCTTCCCGTCTGGAAATAACTCTCGCCCGAAGCGAACTTGCTTCGTTGAGAACGATGAGTATATCGGTGAGATACTAGGTTCTAACTCCACAACTCCCGTGATCCAGACCTTCCCTGTTAATCCAGGGCAGGCTACCACCTTTCCTTGGCTATCAGAACAAGCGCTTCAATGGGAGAAGTATCGCTTCAATTATCTTGAGTTCTATTACAAGCCAGAAGTGAGTGGATTTGCCACCGAGGGCCAGAGCGGTAAAGTCATCATGATGATGGACTACGACGCGTCTGACCCGGCACCAACAACCAAACAGGAGGCAGAGGATACAGATCCTCATGTTGATGGTATGCCATACGAGGATATCGGGCTGAAGCTCGACCCGTATGAGATGTACACCAACTCTGATTCTAAATATATTCGCCCCTTTGGATTGCCAGGCGGTTCCGACATCAAGACCTATGATTGCGGAAATCTGTCAGTGTTGACCGTTAGCAACGGCGGCACTAACGCTGTCGGTGAGTTGCATGTGCGTTATGGCGTCACTTTCGAAGTGCCTGTTCTTGAGGCCACGAAGAGTGCTGCGCCTGCAAACAACCAGGTTGCCTTGTTTCAATCGAATGGAGGAGAGTCCATTACGACCACTGTTCAGAAGCAGTTGGTATTGGCAACCGCGTCTTTCAATGGAATAGGCGCAGTTAACACAGCAGGATCAATCGTATTGCCTGCTGGCAATTATTTGCTTGATGTTAACACGGCCATCATAGACACCAGTAACACCACGACCAGTGCAGTTGTTACCGTGCAGTTTGGTGGCAATACCATCAGCACCGTAGCCGATACCACAGCGGCGGCTACGTTGGGTGATGTTGACATTGCAAGCCCCCCCATGTTTGTTCAATCAACTGGAGGTGCTTCTAGCGCAATTACGGTCCTGGTTCAAGTCACAGGAGGTGGTACTCTTACGGCCACCGGCGTATTGCGTGCTGTCTCGGTCTAATCACCCGAGATGGAGCGCGGCCAGACGCGCTATACGTAAATATCTGTTAAGGCTGGTGTATTCTCCCAGGATAAACACAGTGAGATATGACTATGCTTTCAATATGAAAGAAGTGACTCGGACGTGCAGGAGTGGACTAATCACCCATGACCCATTTATCCTTGAGTTGCTACGGAGCGCGCGGAAACGCTCCCAGTTAAAGATACCGACGTTACCGGACGTCAACCGGCGGACCCGTGGGTGCGTGATCAGGCATATGAGCCAGAACGGGGGATAAATTGTGCACGAGTCGCCAGTCCGCTAGGCGATTTACAAGTATAGGGAGAGGGCAAACATAAG